ACGAGGTGTTAATGAATCTTTTGATTAATGAAAATAACTAATGAAGATAATATGGAACTAATGGCAAGGTATGAGGATGATTATTTTGATTATGCTATTACAGACCCACCATATAACTTAAATTTTAAATATAACAAATATAAAGATGATTTAAGCGAAAAAGAATATAAAGATTGGTGTTCTAAATGGTTTTTAGAGTTAAAAAGAATATGCAAAAAAGGTATTTTCATAAGTTGTGGAATTAATAATTTAGGGTTATGGCATGAAATAGAAAAACCTAAATGGGTTTTATGTTGGCACAAACCTGCTGCTATGGGTAGAAGCAAAGTTGGGTTTTGTAATTGGGAACCAATTTTATTTTATGGTAAGGTATCAAAGCAGGGCGTTGATGTAATAAAAGCACCAATAATACCTGACTCTACAATGGATTTTCATAGTTGCCCAAAACCTGTGAAATGGGCTGAAAGTATATTGTATAATTTTTGCTTAGATGGGGATAAAATAATAGATATTTTTTTAGGAAGTGGAAGCACTGCAATAGCTTGTCATAATTTAGGATATGAGCTTACAGGGTGCGAACTTGATAAAGACTACTACGAAGCAGCTATAAAAAGAATAGAACAACATAAAGCACAAAAAAGGATATTTTGAAGTTTATAATAAAGGACAATAAAGATAAGCAAAGCCTGATAAAGTATTTGAAAGAACTTGGTTCTGATTATATAGTAGATGTTAAGAAACAAAAAAACAATAGATCACTTATGCAAAATAATTATTATTGGAAGTGTATAGTTCAAGCATTAGGTCAAGAACTAGGATATTTTAATGATGAAATGCACGATATATTAAAAGTAAAATTTGCAAGTCAATGGGAAAAGGTACAAGTAAATGAAAAAACAATAGGGCTACAAACAGTTAATAGTACAGCAAGAATGAATACTAAAGATTTTGAAATATATGCTGAACATATAAGAATATGGGCATTATCAGAACTTGGTATTAGATTAATGCTACCAAACGAATATAAATAATTTCTATTATATATTATGGACAAGCGAACAAAACGAACACAAGATAGTAAAGAAATAATGTTAGAAGCATTAGAAGTATCACTTGGTATTGTAACAGAAGCGTGTGAAAAAACAGGTTTAAGTAGAACACAACATTACAAGTGGTATAAAGATGATGCAGAATATAGAAAAGCAGTTGATAGTATTGATAATAAATTTATTGATTTTGCTGAAACACATTTAAAAGAACAAATTAAAAATGGTAGTACACAAGCAACTACATTCTTTTTAAGAACAAGAGGGCGCAAACGTGGCTACAATGAAAAGCAAGAAGTTGATTTAACATCAGGTGATGAACCAATAACAATAGAATTTAATATAGGTGCGAATAAGACCAACAATAACAGCTAAACAAGATATTGCCTTTTTGTATTTAAAAGATAAAGAAACTAATGAAATACTATTTGGTGGGGGTGCAGGTGGTGGTAAGTCTTGGTTTATATGTGCAGCTTTAATAACACATTGTATTAAATATAAAGGTATTAGAGTTTTATTAGGACGTAGCAAATTAACAGCATTAAAGACTACAACACTTAATACATTTTTTGATGTATGTAAACAATGGAATTTAGAAACGCCAAAACATTATAACTATAATGCACAAACAAACATTATTACTTTTTTTAATGGTAGTGAAGTTATTCTTAAAGACCTTTTTCAGTATCCTTCTGATAGGAATTTCGATAGCTTGGGTTCTCTTGAGCTTACTATGGCAGCAATTGATGAATGCAACCAAATTACAGAAAAAGCAAAAAACATTGTAGCAAGTAGATTAAGATATAAACTTGATGAATACAACCTTATACCAAAATTAATACTTACTTGCAATCCATCAAAGAATTGGGTATATACAGAGTTTTACAGAAAGTATCAAGAAAACAAATTACCTAAACACCGCAAGTTTATACAAGCATTAGTAGATGATAATGCAAACATATCAATACATTATAAAGAACAACTAAATAGATTAGATGAATTATCTAAACAAAGATTATTATTTGGAAATTGGGAATATGATCTAAGCAAAGATTCTTTAATTGATTACAATGCAATAATAGGTTTATTTGAAAACAAAGGAATACAAGGTGAAAAATACATAAGTTGCGATGTAGCGCGTTTTGGGGGCGATAGAACCGTTATTATGCTTTGGCAAGGGTTACACATTAAATATGTAAGAAGTATTCTTAAATCGGCTGTAAATGAGGTTGTAGACGAAATTAAGAAACTACAACAAGATAATCAAGTACCATTAAGAAATATTATTGTAGATTCTGATGGTGTTGGAGGTGGTGTTAAAGATTACTTACGTTGTCAATCATTTCAAGCTAATGCAAGACCATTAAAAAACGAAAACTATCAAAACTTAAAAACACAATGTTATTATAAATTAGCAGAAGTTATAAATACAGGACAATTAGGAATTACTTGTAGTGATGTAAATGTAAAGAGTTATATTATTGAAGAATTAGAACAAGTGAGAATGCAAAACCAAGACAAAGATCATACTAAATTACAGATAATACCAAAAGATACAGTAAAAGATATTATAGGGCGTTCACCTGATTATTCAGATGCTATGGCAATAAGAATGTATTACCAAATAGATAGTAATTATGGCAAGTATTATGTGTCGTAAACTAAATTAAACAAATTTCTATTATATAAATGAGAAAGCTATGAAAGTAAAAATTAAGAAAAACGGAAAAACTAAAAAGTATAAAGTAATTGAAAGTTGGGCAGATGTTACGTTGGAAAAGTGGGTAAAATTAATTGCATTAAAAGAAAAAGTTAAAAGTGAAGAAGCACTGGAAACAATAAGTGTTATTTCAGATATACCTAAAAAACTTATAAAAGAGTTGAGCATTCAAGATGTTGCAGCAATAATGAAGTACATGGGTGAATTGCAATTAGAAGAAAATAGTTCTTTACATCAGATTATAACAATAGATGGTAAGCAGTACGGCTTTCATCCTAATTTAGAAGATTTAACATTAGGTGAATATGCAGATATTGAAACATTTATACAAAATGGAATAAAAGAAAAGATGCCTGAAATTATGGCAATACTTTATAGACCAATAGTAGAAAAAGAAAAAGATGTTTATGCAATAGAAGCGTATGATGGCAATATACGAGTCAGGGCGGAACTAATGAAAAAAATGACAGCAGAACAAGTGCAAGGTGCATTGGTTTTTTTTTACAATTTCGTGAGCAACTACTTGAGGATTATGCTATTGTATTTGACGGAACGGACAACACAAATGATAAAGAAAAAATAACAGATGGTGATTTTGCAGATAAGTGGGGTTGGTTTGGTGTGATGTATAGATTAACAAATGGTGAAATAGTTAATTTAGAAAAGATAACAAAACTTAATTTATTAGAATGTTTAACATGGTTAAGTTATGAAACAGATTTAAATATAACAAAACAAGTGAAATTAGATGGCAGTACAAAATAAGACATATAACAACATAATTGATACGTTAAAAGAGTTAGGTAAACAACATGATCAAATTAGTACAACTACAACAGGTGATATATTTGATATTGATTTAGAAAAAAATACTAAATTCCCATTAATGCACATAAACCCCGTAAATGTAACAACAGGGCAATCTACATTAACATACAATTTTCAAATATTTATAATGGATTTAGTAAGTGAAAAAGAAGATTGGACTGAAGCTAATTTCCAATCAGCAGATAATTTAAGTAACAATCAAGAAGTGTTAAATGATTGTTTACAAATATGTACAGATATTGTTGGTGTTTTAAGGCATTCACAATGGCAATCACAATTAGCATTAGATATAAATGCACCTGTATATTTTGCTGAAGGTGAATTTACATTTGAGCCATTTGAAGAAAGATTTGATAACTTATTAACAGGTTGGGTTTTCCCATTATCAATAATAGTACAAAATGATTTCCAAACTTGTTTCATACCAATGGAAGATAATCCAATAGGCAAATGATAAAATTTAAAATAGGAAAATTAACAATACAAATAATACCACCAAAAATAACTTATGGACTATAACGAATTATTAGAAAAATTAGAAGCAATTAGTATAAAGCTAAAAAGTTATACAGATTACCCACAAGGTGCTACAAACAATGCTAAACGTGCAATAAAATACAAAGAAGAAAATGGTTCAGATTGTGGTACTCGTGTTGGCTGGACAAGAGCTAATCAAATCGCAAATAGAAAACCAATATCAAGAGATACAATTGCAAGAATGGCATCATTTAAAAGACATCAACAAAATAAAGATGTACCATATACAGAAGGTTGTGGTGGTCTTATGTGGGACGCTTGGGGTGGTTCATCAGGTATAAATTGGGCAATAAACAAATTAAAACAAATAGATAAAGAAAAAAATAAATAAATATGGCAGATTTAGTAACAACAATCACAGAAGCAGTAACCTTAAATGGTGCAGTACGTGGTACAACAAACACAGTAACAACAACAGGTATAGTAGATGTATTTGAAAGAATATTAACTTGTGCGCATTCTAATACAACAACAATAGCAACTTTTGCATCAACACCACATACAAGTGCAGGTGCTTTAGATGTAGAAAATACAGCTTATGTCAGGATCACAAATTTAAGTTCAACAGATGCAGTCAATGTAGCAATAGTTGGAACAGCTACAAATTACCAAGTTAAATTAAGACCATTAAGTTCACACATATTATTTAATGGTGAAGAAGTTATGGTTGCAGAAGCTGATACATCACCTGGTTTTACAAGTTTTGAAGATATTGCAAGTATTCAAGCAAGACCAACAGGAAGTACAGATTGTCAAGTTGAAATGTTTGTAGGGCTTACATAATGAAAACTAAAAATATAGAAAGGTATTTAGAATCTTTTGGTAAACAAGTTGTCAATAGAGCTAAAGGTAATTTGCAAAGGCAAAAAGGTGGCAAAACAAATTTAGAAAAAACATTACGATTTGAAGTAATAACAGATGATAAAGGTTTTGTTGTAAATTTCTATATGGCAAATTATGGTTCTTTTGTAGATAAAGGTGTTTCAGGAACTAATAAAAAACAAAGTTATAAAGATTATAAAGGTACAGTAGTTAAAAGCCCTTATGAATACACTACAAAACAACCACCTGCAGGTATATTAGCAAAATGGATAAGTAAAAAAAGAATAAAAGGTAGGGATCAAAAAACAGGACGTTTTATTAGTAACCTAAGTCTAGCTTTTATATTTGCTAAAAAGATTAAAAGGGATGGAATAAAAGGCATAAGTTTTTTTCAAAAACCTCTTGGACTTGGAATAAAACAATTTGGAAAAGATTTATTAAAAAATGTAAAACAAGATATAGTAGATAGTTTATCAACAATAACAGTAAATTAACATGGCATTACAAATAGTACAAAGACCATTATATAATACATTAGCAGCAGGTCAAGAAATAGTATTTGTTGTAAATGAAACAACAGGTAATATAGTAACAACAAAAACAAATGTAAATTATGTTGTAGAAATAAGGGTGGCAACTGATTCATCAGAACTTAATTCAACAACATCTATAATTGGTGAATTTAAGTCAACACCTAACAATACAGGGGTTGGTATATTTGAATTAAGTACAATATTAGAAAATTATGTTAGCCCTGATTATAATGGTGTTGATACACAAATAGCACCAGGTGAAACAGTACAAACAACTTTCAGGGGTATTTCATTTGAAAATAACAACAATCAAAAAAGATTTTACCATGCAATACATTTAGTAGATAGGTATTGTATATCACAAAACGCTATTAAATAT